GGGCCCCTCGTCAGAGGGCATAAACATGGAATGTTTATGATACTACCATAACGCATGGATTATGGAGGGTCAAATGACCAATAGAGCAATACGTCGACCGCACTACGATTCCTCGGAAACGTCAGCTACGGTCAATGGCGAGAAAGTTATCAGCTATACTACCGAGTTCTTGGTGAGTGAGACTGCAAAACAAATAAGCAGTACTAACTCTCCACGGATTAACGGTAAATTACAGCTTAGACCCAATGCCATGACTGCTCTAGATGAAGATTGGAGCAATCCTTTCTTCGTGGTCAATGAAACGTACAATGTACCAGATCAGGACATACGCTACCGAACTCCGGTTCAGCCATTGTCTTGGGCACCCACATTGTCGCAACTCGGACTTCCTTCTTCAGGTGATGATCCAGCTTATTCTCAGGCTCAGACACGCTTATATAGCGCGCTCTCGAACACTAAGATTAATATGGCTCAGATTGTTGCTGAGCGGCAACAACTCGTTGACCTGGTTGCTACCACAGCATCCAGATTAGCGCACCTGTATCGATCTCTGAGAAAGGGTAAGAATCCTTTCAAAGGGAACCATCGCAGTCCGCCGAACCAAGCCGCTAGATTGTGGCTTGAATATGCGTACGCGTGGTCTCCAACCCTTGGAGATATCTGGACTCTTGCTCAACTTAAGGATCATGCGCCGCCTCCCCTTCAAGTAAAGGGATACGGGCGATCGCACCTAGTAGTTGACAGAAGTTTTGATGTCCGAGATGGCGGGATCAACCAGCCAGCTACCGTAACTGTTTTAAACAGTCACACCCGACGAACTACTTGTACCGCTGAAGCTTGGATTAACATCCCAGTCAACGGTCTAAAGTTCGCTCAGGAGATAGGATTAACCAATCCGGCACTACTTGTATGGGAATTGCTTCCATACTCGTTTGTTGTCGATTGGTTCTTGCCTATCGGTAATTGGCTTGAGAACCAACAGGCTCTCTATGGTGTAGTAGTCGATAAAGCTTCCGTGACTCGAAAGTCGACAGACATAATTAATATGAATGTCGGCTTCTCGAACCCTGAAGGCTATCCTTGGATAACCTCCAGTGGGGCGGGGAAGGGTTTTGTTAAGTACACGGCCAAAAGCCGAGAACTTAATATGCCCGCTTACCCTCCGCTTATTCCAAAAAATCCGCTATCACTCTCTCACGCAACAAGCGCGATCAGTTTGCTAGTTTCTTCATTCATGAAATAGGTGAGCTTTATGCCACAGATGACATCCGTGGGGCTATACGCCCCAGTTCAACCGCAGTACGGTGACCAGCCCGCGGTATACCGCGACAACGTTTCTACTACTATCTACTCAGGCATGCCTGTAGTGACAGCAAGTATTCGTCGATCTGGCTCGAACCGTGCAAATCGTGGATCTCTTAAGATCCAGATTCCACTCTGGAACTCTACAACTGCTACATTCACGGACAAAATGATTTGTTCCGTCGATATGGTCTTTCCTGATACTACTAACGATGGTGATCGTGAGAACCTCGTCACAAGCTTGCTTGCGGCGCTGAACAACGCTCCCATCAAAAGTAGTTTCTCAGGCTTAGCCCCTCTAACAATGTAACGGTGTGAGTTTATGAAAACTAAGTTATTGTCTGAGACAACAGCTGGCGTCTCCTTTAAGGAGCTGCTAAAGTTTTCTCTGGAGTTTTTCGAGGCAATTGATTCGCCTATCTCTCTGTCGTGTTATCTCTTATTGAAAAATAGAGAGTACCTTCAGTTAGTACAAAGAGAATTAAATCCCTTGAACTACCTTACTGCTTGGGAATTCCAACAGGATTATGCTTCTGTATCTCTCTTAAAAAAGTACCCAGGTTTCGATCTGGGTCTTGATTTGGAGGCAGAAGCCCTGGAAAAATTCCTTTGGGCTGAAGACCAGTGTAGAAAAACGAATGAGGAATTGAACAAGCGAGAGGTACTAGGAGGAGAAGACTCTTCCCTGACCTTATCGAGTGTTCTTTACGAAGCATCAAGATTCGCATCGCGCATCTTGGGCACGCTTCCACATCCGTCACGTCTACACCTGGAATTTGGCCCTGGAGCCTCAAGCTCTTGCAAAGGTCGGAATATATCGATTAGCGATAAATTACAGTCTCCAATTGTCGTTACACGAGCAGCTCTGCATTTGGTGGATTCTCACTTTTCCTCATATCCTTGGCGTGTAGCCGGGGCTGTAGGAATTGTGCCATCAGGTGCGTTCTGCTATACTTCAGATGCCCTCTCTCTGAGAGACTATAACGAGCTGGCATTCGTGCCCAAATCGTCTACAAGCCTTAGAGCAATATGCATCGAACCTAATGATATGATCTACCTCCAAAAGGGGTATGGGAATTACATTAGAAACAAACTGCGGTTAGCTGGCCTGGACATTTCCAAGCAACAAAGCATAAACGCAGAGTTTGCACGTAGAGGGAGTATCGATGGAACTTTCGCAACCATCGACCTGAAGAGTGCAAGTGACACTATTAGTGACCGAATTTTATTCGAAATCCTTCCTCACGAATGGTATGAGAGGTTGAAAAATCTCACGTGCCAGTACACGAAACTTCCAGATGGCCGGATCATCCGGAATCAGAAGTTTTCGTCTATGGGAAACGGTTTCACTTTCGAGCTAGAGACGTTACTCTTCTTTTGCATCGCAAAAGCAGTAAAGCGCCTTAAGCAAGTCAGTGGACACGTACAGGTCTACGGTGATGATATCATCTGCCCCACAGAAATGGGGGCTTGTTTGGTTGATTCCTTAAAGGCTTGTGGGTTTGTAATCAATGAGTCTAAGACGTTCCTTGACGGTCCTTTTCGAGAAAGTTGTGGCTCTGACTGGTTCCTTGGAACCAACGTCCGCCCCATTTTTCAAAAAAAGGATATCTGTAATGTCTTCGAAATTTACTCATTGGCTAATAGCGTCAGGCGCCTCGCTAGGTCTTTCGCTGGCGTTGATGGAATCTGTGATAGCAGATTCTATCGATGCTGGGTTAGACTCACGAGGCTCGTCTCAGCTGACCTTAGATTGTACGGTCCTGCATACCTCGGAGACATTGTCTTCGAGTGCAACCGCGCTTACCGAGGTCAAAGCTGTTACGAAGGGGGCTACATACCAGTATGCACTCCTGTGCCAGAGCGGCGAGCGCTTAACGCGTTCTCCACTCCTTCACAAATTGGATCATTACTTCTTGGAGTTGGTGAAGAGTTCTCTATACGAGGACGAATCACCAAGTACCGGGTCGTAATAAACCGTGTTTCACCCAGCTTCTGGAGCTGGGACGACGGAGTTTGGTCTTATATGGCCTGACTTCTTTTCTTCCTTAAATAGGAAGGGTTGAGTATATTGCTCGTAAAAGAAAGTGCCG